AGACGCCACACGAACGCCAAGAGCATCATCTCTAGCCCAGCGCGCATATTCAACCGTCATTGAAGACAGGTAAACGTTAGGCGCATTCGTCATCAGCCAATTGGTATCTGCGTCAAGAACCGGAGTATCGAACCGCTTGTAATAGGTCAGATCAACTGGGAACCCTTGGTTTCTAGACAAAACCATTGTGGTTCCGTCCCAGGTGTAGGCTTGGAACTCGCAAGGCATTGACGAGATCGGGCGATACGACAATTCAAGCTGTGGATTGCTTCCTTGCGTGACTTTGATGGCCTCTAGATAGCCCGCTGGCTGCGTGCCATTGGCCAAGGTAGCAATCGCCCGCATGGCTGCAATGCGCAGCTTGGGCGAGTTCAGTTCGCCGAAGTAAATGCGCTGCTCTGCGTTAGCCAGGAATGTCGGGAACATCGGCGCCAAGTCGGTGCGGTGCGCATACGCCGCCACCGCTGCTTTTAGTTCGCCGTAGTTCATTTGATAAATGCGTCGTATGCGAGAAACGCTGGGTTCTCGCGGAAAAAGGTGCGCATGGCCTTCTCGCGCTCTTTGTCGTCTTTGATAGGGGCAATATCGCGCATCGCCCAAGGAGGAATAACGCCCACCTCGCGGCCTTCGCCCCATCGCTTGCCATCGTTCCTGGCGCGCATTTCGGCGGCGCGTTGAAGGTAGTGCGTGGCGTCGTACTGCTTTTCAACAACCACCTGATCGCCTTCAAAGCGGTAGATGGTGCGAACTCCGGTATCTGGGTTCACGCCCTCGTCAATTTGGAAATGTCCAAAGTCCATTCGCATTCTCCAATGAAAAAGGCCCCCGAAGGGGCCTTGTGTTGACGTTGGAGTGCTTAGCCGCCAGAGAGGTCGGCAATCTTGAAGCAGGCTTTTTCAGCTTCAAGGCGCAGCGTGGCATCGACCAGGATCTGCTCGCGCTCGTAGTCGCCAGCCCTGCCAAGCTTCTCGCTCTGGAATGGGCGAAGGTAGGCGATCTTGATCTCGGAGAGGTCAAGGCCGTACACGTTGGTGCCACCGGCCATCATGTAGTGCGGTACATGGGTCAGCGCACCAAAATCCGACACGTACACGTCAGCGCCGCCGATGATAGAGCCCTGGCTGGTGCCCTTGACTTCAAACCGGTTCGAAGCGATACCGGTAAAGGCCGATGCAACCACCTTGTGCGCTGGTGAGAAATACACCGACTTAGGCACCTTGCCAGCAGAAATGTACGTCGCCTGCACTGCGGCCTTGTAAAACACATCGGTAAGTGCCCGCGGAGTGCCAGGGGTAGGCGCAACCGTTGCGACACCAGACGTATGCGCCACCGTAGACCCACCAGCGCCGTGGCTGGTGTTGGTGTAGATCAGCGGGCCAAGGCCGGCTGCTTTGGCCGCCACAGACCCAGTGCCAAGCACTGCGACGTTGTTGGAGACAACCATTTTCTCCATGTCGCGCTGCAGCTCTTTGTACATTTTGGCCTTTTGGTAGGCCATTTCCGACTTCTTGCCGGCCTTGTCCACCACCTCGGCACGGCCCGAGATCGAAACCGTGTCCTGGAAGATTTGGCAGTAGTTGCCAATCCGGTTCGGTGGCGTCTTGGTGGACGCGGTGGCGTCGTCTCCGTCAATCGCTGCGTTGTCCGCATTAGGCGCGCGCAGACCATCGCGGCTCCACTCGTGCAGCGTCTGCGACGCTTTTGCCCGGCCTGCGCTGGAGATGATGGGGGTCGATTCAGGGTCCTGGCGCGAGATGAAATCTGCCAGGTCTTCACGAACGTTGTTTGCCGCCGTGTAGCGGGTATAGGTGCTTGCTGCTGCTGCCATTTAAGGGCCTCTTACAAATTGTTCTGTGCAATGAATGCGGCAAGGTCGTCACGCGAACCCCTGCCGGTACGAAGCCGCTCGGTCACGCGCTTTTCGCGCGTTTCGTTGCGGGGCACGCTTTGCTGTTGTGGAAGGCGCGGCGCAGTGCTGGCCTTTTTCTTCACTTCAGCGGTTTTCCTTTGCAGCTCCCGATAAGCCACAGCGTCCCGCATCACCATCACCACAGCCGGGTCGTTAAGCGTGGCGAAACGCTCTTGCCCGATGCCATAGTCTTTGGCGACGGTTTCAAAAATGTGCTGCAGCTTGGGCTTGTCGATACCCTGCTGCCCGAGCACACCCCAGCACCGAGAAAAGCTCTTTTGGAGTTCCTCTTGTTGCTGTTGCTGTCGCTGAAATTGCTCCTGTTGCCAGCGGTTCTGCAGCCCGCCAATGACGTGCTGAATCTGCTGTGCGCGGGCCTGCTCTGCGACGTAAGCCGCAGGGTCTGTTACCGCCAGTTGCTGCATTTCCTCGGGAGACTTCATCCCAGCGAGCTGAGCTACGAGCGCTTGTGCCTGCTGCGCTTGTTGGATGTAGTGGTTCTGCGCCGCCGTTACTTTGGCGCGCACAACCTCCACAGCCTGCTCTTCTCGCTGTGCAAGCTGCTGCGTCTTCCGCGTGTAATCGGAATGCCGCGTGTAGCCTGCAATGAGTTCTTTTTCGTCAACCTCTTGTTCGAGGTCCGCACCGTCATCGCCCTTGATGGTGACTTTGAATTTGCGGGAACTTGTCGGATCGGGCTTGTCTTCGGCGTCGTCGCCGTCTTCGTCATCCGGGCTCTCGTCGTCGGTTTCCGCGTCTGCGTTGTCCTCTGGCTCTTCGCCTTCGGGGGCATCAGCGGTTGGCTTTACTTCCTCTTGGTCCCCGGCCCCGGCTGCATCGGGGTTGTCGAGAAGGAATGCGGCCACGTCATCCGCAGTAACCGGGGCCGTATCGGCTTGTCCGTCCATTGGGTGTTCCAATCAAATCAAAACCACCCCCCCGTCACCAGGGGCGGCTACGGGCACGTTTCACAACGGAGGCCCAAAATGGCAGGTGACTACCGGATAACCGTGCGCAGCATCCTGCGTGCTGTGATTTCGTTTCTGTGCTTGTTCAGGTTCAGCGCGGCGAACTTTCCGCCTTCCACCATGCGTTTCAGGATCTGCTCAAAATCGTCCGTCACTGCTGCGAATTGGCGCGCCAGCTTCAATCCCTCAGCATCTCGAATGTCGGTGCGCTTGAACGCTTGATGCGCCAGATCGTGCAACTGGGCAAGGGCTGACTGAAAAGCCGGGTTGTCGAGCACCTGCGCTGCGTCCGATCCCGCTTTGATGATCTGGTCGTCGGTCATGGCTGCACCTCCCGGCCAATCTCGGCCGTTGCCGCTGCCGTGGCAGGGTTGCTCAATTTGTTCTTGCTGGTGATGTTGGCAGTCTCAATGCGAACCGATGCGTCCAGCTCAGCTTTCCAGCGCTGAAAGCCCATCTGGCGCTCGCGCTCGCGCTCGGCGTACTGCTCTTTCAACGCGGCAAGTTGCGCCTCCTGCTCCAGCTTCATGCGGTTCATTTGCGCTTCCATCGTCTGGCGTTGTGCGTCGGTCTGCTGCTGCGCTTGCTGGCGGATCATTTCAAGCTGGGCCTGCAATTGCCGCTCCATCTCGTCGGCCTGCGCCTGATACTGCATCTCCATTTGCTTGGCCTGCGCCTGCGCCTGCAACTTGGCCTGTTCGCCCTGCTGATTGGCTTGGAGCTTCATTTGCTCAATCTGCAACTGCGGGTTAGGCCCTGGCTGCGGCAATGGCTTGCCCTGCGGGTCGCCGATGAAGTCGCCAACATTCTTCTGCCCGCCCAACTCCACCAGTTTCGCAAGCGTGTTGTAGATGTTATCGGGCGTAATCATGATCTGGCCGAATGGGGTCTGAGCAAGTCCCATCTGCCGCTCTAACAGGCCGTTGAAAAACGAAATCTGCTGCGCCTTGTCGCCAGTACCCAAGCCGACATTGATCGTCATGTCGTAGCCGTCGCGCCACTCGTTCGGGTCGTATTGGACGAATTGACCACGAAGCTTGAACGCCAGTGGCTCCATTTCGCCAGACGTGAGCAATTTCAAGATGCCTTGGAAGATAGGCTTTACCAACACCTCAGCGAATATGCGAGCAATCAGCTTTACGCGCTGCTGTGCTGCGTTGGACTGAATGCTGACTTCTGTTGCGGTGCGGCCTGGGCGCAGGCTGTCGCCGTCCATCCCGGCTTGGTTGCTGGAGTAGCCAATGCGCTTCTCGAGCATGTTGTCCACATACCCCAGCACTGGCAGCGTGTTCGTCGCATTGAACGGCACCGGCTCCATGCCGATGGAATCTG